TCAACTCCATACCTCCTCGTAACCTCTTCAGCAAAATCCCAAGTGGTAGCACCACCTGTTAGCATGATTTCATCAAACACATACAGGTTATTGTCATGCTTTACTGCACAAATTCCTGCCATAGGGTCAACGTTAAAATCTAAACCCAAAAACAAAGGAAGCATATGTAGATCAGCCACCTCCTTATCAATATTGTCATCTCCAAAACTAACAGCGACAAGACCAGTTAAGTTTTCAAAACTAGCCTCAAACTCCTGTCTAAATGTTCTGGCATCTAACTGACCCCTAGCAGCTTCTACCTCCTCTTTCTTTACATTACCTCCTTCTACAGTAGTAAAACTCCATCTCTGCCAATCATCCCATTCCTGTTCGCCACAAAAGCACCACATATCATAAAACCAGCTTGCAGTACCATCAGGAGTAGAAATAAACAAAGCCCATCCCTGTTTATCAGCCAATGCAGGTCTAATAACTTCAGCCCATACATCTCGATCCATAAATGCAGCCTCATCTAATACAACCCCTGCCAAACTTCTACCTCTTAATGCCATTGCATTCTCTGTACCCTTCAACTCAATAGTCGATCCATTAATCAATTCCAACCTTAAATCTGTCTCATTTTTACTCTTAATCCAAATATTCGGTGTTAATCTCTTTAACTCCTTCCACGCAATATCCTTTGCCATCCGATAAGTAGGAGCACAATAGAAATAAACTTCATTAGGTCGATTGATTGCACCTCTGAGCAGTTCAATACAGGATAAATATGATTTCCCAAACCTTCTTCCTGCAACCAACACCCGAAATCTTTTATCACTATTGAATACCTCCCCTTGAGCATACCTCAAACTTATTTCTTGCTGTTTTGTAGCTGTCATACATTAAAAATAACAGTTTTTTTATCTTATACCCCCTATTTATAGCCTATTCCTGCTTTTTTAGGTTATAGTTCCAGTAACAACCCTTTACAAGATCAAGTCCGTGGCTTCTTCTATCTTCCCAGAAAATATAATTAATAATCCAATAGCTAATCCAGCTAAAAAAAGAACTAGATCAACAGCATATGAAGTTCAAAAAAGATCTCAACGTCTATATTCACGTCAACTAGAAGGAAAAACTACTCGCCAATTAGTAATAGAACACGCAAATATTGAACAAGTTTCAGAAACTACCGCCTGGGAAGATTGGAATAGAGTTAAAAAATGGAATGATGAAGATTGGCAAAAAGATAGAGAAACTCTTTTACCTCGCTTACAAGCAATGAGAGTAAGATTATTCAATAAAGCAGTAAAAAAAGGCCAATTACAAACAGCAGCACAAATTCTCGATAGTTTAGGAAAAGTTATTGGCGAATCCGTAGAAACAGTTAACATTCAAGCTCCAGAACTTTCAATAAAAGTAGAATCAAAAAATTAAGCGATATATATTTAAGTTCCCCACGCTAGCCAGAAAAAAAATTTATGTACTAATACACCCCCCAGGTCTACAAAAGCCCTCAGAAGTCCATAGAAGTGTCTTAGAGTAGACGTAAGTTTATAGAAGTCTTAAGAAGTCCATAAAAGTATAAAGAAGTTGCAGCAAGTCCAAAGAAGTATAAAAAAAGTTCTTGAAGTCCATAGGGGTATAAAAAAATAAATATTATATATTTCTGATAACTTATATACCTTTTATATATATTTCCTGTATACTATTAATAGTTATGTATTTTAAATTATTCTCATGGTTTTATTTTTCTTACTTGCTTTTATGCAATTAAAAAAAATTACTATAGAAAAATCTGACAATACATAACTTTCTATATAACAAAATTATTCTTTCATTACTTCCAAAATGAACTCAATTAATTTATTCCCAACCGAGGACAAACAAACCCTAAGAGCTGAGAAATTGAGATTTCAATTTTCTTTTAGTTCTTATAGTTCTTATATGACTATTTCAAATAGTGATAAAGAATTAACTATCTATCTTGATGACAAAGCTGTAAGAGATCAAATTATCTTTAACGTAAATAACTTAAATGCTAGTTATTCGAGAGATAAATCTTTTTTGGTTCAATTATTCAAGTCAGTAGTTACAAGAATAAACGAAGCAGATAAAGAAGATAGAGCAGAACTTGAGGCTTGGTTAGTTGCAAACTTTAAGCATCAGGAGGTTAACAACTAATGGATAAGAAGAAAACATTATTAGCTTTTATTAGAATCTCAGGCGGTTCTAGTTGGTATCAATCAGAAGATAATGAACCATTAGAACTAATGGCACTTAAAGCAGTTAAGCAAGCCAAGCAAGACTGGAAGCATCTATTTAAATTCAAAAAAGATGGAGAATGGATTATCCCTATTTATGATGTTTCTAAATGTTCGAATGGTTGGGTAGCTCAGGCTTTTCCAAGTGGCATATTTCCAGTTTTAAAAAATGGAAAATTAGGCAAAAAACCTTGCAAATTTGTTAAATCAATCAAACTATTTTATTAATTATGAAAATCAAACAAGAGCAAATCAAAGTTACATTACCTACTGAATTACACGCTCAGTTAGTAACTAAATCTATTGATGTATTGGGGGAGGTTAATCTCTCTCAATACTTACGAATGCTAATTAGGAGAGATTTAAAACAATGAAATTTATCTTATTTCCTTACATAGTTTTAATTATTTTATTATGACTACTTTCATTATTTGGGCGTGTATTACCACGCTCATTTATATCTTTTTAAAAAACACTATTAACCATTATTAAATTAAACAAATGACCACAACAAAAACCGAACTTAAAAAAGTCATCTTTACTATTGATATTGATTATCTAGAATTAGTTGATGCAGTCGGGTTAGACTATACAAAAAGAGGGCATGATCTAAAAGTTTCTGTTTATCTTGATAAAGATGAAATGGAACAATACTTTGATAATGATGCTTATAATTTTGCTTTTAACTGTCTTAATCCTACACTTGCTGAAAGTTGTTCAGATTTTAAAATTTATAAAATGAGTAAAAAAGAACAAGAGGAAATAATATATAATTAAAACTATTAAAAAATAAATAACCCTGTAAAAATCTAGGGTTATTTTTTTTGGCAATTTTTTTTTAAAAATTTTTAAATTTTTTTTTTAAATTTTTTAAAATTTTGATTAAAAATAAAAAAAATTATTTTAATTAATAAAAAAATTTGTATATAAACTGAATGATAAATTGAATGGATTTTATTGAATGGTATAAATTGAATGAATTTTTTAATAAATTGAATGTTTTTTTTATTAGCATGATGTTATACTGATAATGTGAATCTATTTTTTTATTATGTACACTGTATTTGTTAGAAATTGGTGGAAAAAAAATCCATCATGGCCAAACGGTTTAGAGCCTGACCCAAATGCTAGAAAAACAAAACTAGCAACTTTTGAAACTCAAGAAGAATGTATTAGATATTGCAAAGAATATAATCGAACCCATAAAGCGGGTAGATTATCCAGAAAAGCCGAATTTACACAATATTGGTAAAATGAAACATTTTAAAACTATTGAACAGTTCCCAAAAGATTTTAATTACATAAATGAATTTTATTTATTAATTAAAAGTCTTTACAAAATGGATTATGAAAATAGAATTAATCCATTTTATTTTTATTTAGATTTTATTGGATACACTAGCGATAGATGTAAAAGTTATGCTTTTGATTTATTACCTTATAAAGCTAGTGAATGTTTTGGACATTTAGAAAGATGTTCATTTATGAAAGCTTTAAAAGTGTTTGAAAATTACTCTTATGATGATGTTTATGATTATATTGATTTATTGAATCATAATTTTAAAAAAGGCCACCCAATATTTATAGATAAATTTTAAAAACTTTAAATAAGTCTTTTTTATTCTCTATAGTTTACATATAAACTATTTATGTATATACTATCTACATAACATCATAAATTATTATGACCACTTCCAAAAAACAAACTAAGTCCATGAATGGGCAACCCATGAATGAATCTATTTTTCAGTCAATAATGGGAGAATATTTGATCGACCCTACTGAATACTATGAAAATCAAGGTATCCGTAGAGCATATGCCATGAATGATGAGTCAATGCTTAGAAAAATTCTTGAATGTGAGTATTAATTATGGGTAGAAAAATGACTAAGTACGATAGCACTAACGATATTTTTATGAATACGTTAGGTAAAAAAGGTAT